GCCTGTCGCATCCCCGGTGACGTCCAGGTTTGAATACCAATCTTTATACTTTGCGGTGATCAGGTCGCACATTTCCTCGGTGGACCCGGTTGATATCTCAAACTCATCGAATATGTGTCCGGTCATCATATCGGTCTTCTGCCCAATAAGAGCGGTCATTGGCTCAACATTAAAGTCAAACGAACTGAGTATTGGTAAATGCTTATTGGGTTTATAGGCTAGTTTTACATGCTTGTCAATTGAGAATTTATAGAGGTATGGTTTATCAACTGCGAACGCGGTCCAGTCTCCATCTATTAACCTTCTCCTGGTAAGGTCGTCCAGGTGGGCCGTGACGTTGTGCATGTAATTGGAGTCATTGTAAAGAGTTGGGTTGTCTTTAATGCTGGCGGGCTCATAAAACCAATCAGGGGGAAGTGTTTTTTTAACGTAACGATCGAATACTTTGGTTTTAGGCCAGAGTAAAGTTGGGTTTACGTTAGCCAGGATCAGCGGGCGAGGTGGCATTTTCTCTATCAGCCACCTGCCAGCGCGAACAAAGCAGACATCTAAAAGACCGGGTTGAAGTTCTTCGATCTGCTCGAGAAGAAAACCATTTACCTCCAATCCTTTGAACCGGTCAAATTCCTTATCGTTCTTGAAATCTTCAGCCATGAAAAATATCTGGCTTTCGTTGTGGAAGGTGTAAACCTGTTCAGCCTGGTTGTAAGACCGCACAAAGTTTGAAGGAACCATTTTCTTAAACGTTTCCAGGGTGGTCTTTTTGATTGTTGGAAGGGATTCACGGATTACACACCATTTAGAACCCGGATAAACCCGGGCCAAAAGGATCAGGACCGCAAGACACACGTATGATTTACCTCCACCCATTGCGCCACCGTAGCATAAAAACGAATACTTACCTGAAAACACAGCTTCAATAAACTCCTGCTGTTTAGGATACGGTTCAAATATTACCTTAGAATTCAATCTCCTGCCCTCCGATCTTCATTACTTGTCTTTCTGTAGTATTGACCGTTATTTTCTTAGGGGCATCATAGCCCAACATTTTACTGATTGAATCGAGGGATTTCTGTTTGTCGTAGAGCTTCAGTTTGACAAACTCCGTTTCTATGTCCTGCTCAGGTTCGCCCTCTCTGACTACTGAAATCTTGCGTATTTGTGTTTGAATCTCAGCAATACAAGCCTTTTGATCGGGTGTAAGCTTTTCAAACTCCTTACGGTCTATCCATGTTTCGTGTAAATGAGCAATTGAGCTAAACGCTAATTTCTGATGCTCTTTTAAAACCATTAAGCGGGAGATTCCGGCTAATTCCTCAATGTTGGATTGAAGGTTTTTGATATAGGCTTGAATTTCAGGTTTTTTAAGGTTTTCCGATCCTATCGATCCCGCTGTATCTTCGCTGTATCCCGCTGCTTTAGCGGCCCTGGTTGCGTTGAAATCAAAAATGTATTCCTCGCAGAATCTCTTTTGCTTACCTGTTAATTCTTCTGATTTTTTCTTCTTTCCCATAATTCAAAAAAAGCCAGCATCGAGGCCCAAACCCCTCAGACCCCAACACTGGGCTTTAAAACCTACGACCTAAATAAAATTAAAACTCCAAGCACTATATTTATCAGAATTGAAACTATTGTTACGATTGATAATTCGTTGAATTTCTTTTCCAACGTCTCGTATTCTGTTTTATAAGAACGAGTGTTTCGTTTCTTTTTCTCTATTGATAGACTGGCTGAGTTTTCCGGGCTGTTGTAGACTAATTGGTCTGGATCCATCTGTTCGTTGAGGTTTGTAAACTATGAACAAACTATGAACCTTGGAGAAATAAAAAAGCGCTGAGTTAGCGCCTAAGTAATTGACTATTAAGGAGTGGGCCCAGCTGGGCACGATCCAGCGACCCCCTGATTATGAGTCATATTTTATTTCTTTCGGGCTAGTTCAAATCTCAATAATTTTGCGTTATTGTGCAAGGAAAGTGCTGAGAATCAATCGATTGTTTGTTTTGTGTTGGATTTGTCTTTGAATTCTATACTGCTTTAGTTTGACTAAACTATTCACAAACTATTCACCTATGACCGTAGCCATTGTACTTTACAAAAAGCGGATTACCACTACCGGGGAAAATGCCGGTAAGTATCCGATTAAGATCCGTTACACCTTTACGATCAATAAAAAGACTGATCAGAAGTATTACCCGGAAGGAGCGGGTATCGAGTATGCCACGCCAGCGGAGTTTAAGAAGATCATGGGTAATCCAGGGAAGGATATAGAACTCCAGGAGAAGCAAACAAAGGTTCTCGAGTTCTATGAGAAGGCAAAGGCTATTGTTAAGGGTAAGGTGTTTGTGGATCCGGAAGTGTTCGGTAGTCAGCTTAGTTCAAAGGGAGGTTTTAAAAATCCAATCGACTTAATGCTCCAGTATGCCGGTAGTTTGCGCGAGACCGGGCAAGTGGGTACCGCTCTTTATTATGAGCAGGCTGCGGGTAGCTTTGGGGAATTCTCTCCTAACTATATCTTTTTCGCTACCATTACCCCTGAATGGTTAATGAAATACGAAAACTGGATGCTTGAAAGGGGCCGCTCAATTACCACGGTAGGAATGTATACCATTGCTATGCGTACTATTTTCAACCTGGCAAGCAGTGAAAAGTATAAGATCATCGGTAAAGATCTGTACCCTTTCGGGAAAGGCAAATACCAAATCCCGTCAGGTAAGGGCCGTAAGATCGCTTTAAAGGAAGATAATAAAGATAAACTCCTAAAATATGCCACATTGAACATCGTTGCCAGGAAAGGGGTAGATTTTTGGGTTTTGTCTTACTTCTGTAATGGGATGAATATGGCCGACATTGCCCGGTTACGATTTAAAAACATGCCTGATGAGTGGCTGCACGTTGAGCGCACAAAGACCAAACGTACCCAGCGCGATAAGAAAACAATCTCAGTTTATTTGAGATCGGAAGTATCGGCAATTATTGACCGGTGGGGTAATAAAGATAAAAGCCTGGATAATTACATCTTCCCGATCTTACGGGACGGGCTCACCCCAAAACAAATCAAGGAACGTATTCACGGGTTTTTAGGTGATGTTAATGCAGGGCTAAAAGTCGCCTGTGAAGATTTGAAGATTGTGAAGATAACATTCGGAACAGCCCGGCATACCAATGCAACTATTTCCAAAAACAAAGGAGCTAGTATTGAGTATATTCAGGAAGCTTTAGGCCATTCCAATGCCAGTACTACAAAAGCTTATCTCGACTCCTTTGATATGGAGACTAAAAAGAAAATGGCGGGATTGCTTTAATGTTAAAACCTGTAATTCAATCCGGCCTGAATCATCTTGTTTAAATCACCATCGACAAAGTGATTGTATCTCACCTGGAATTGGTAATTGTCGGATAGGTTATAAGCGAGTTGGGCAACGCCCGCCATCCCGTGGCCTTTAAAGCTTCCGCCCTCTGCTGGAAGATCCTCGGATAGTGACATACTGAGGTTAAAACCCAATCCAGCCGAAAGGCGTTCACCAGCTGTAAACATAAATGTGGCGTTTACACTATTGATCTTCGCGGGTTTACTGTTTTGATTAACGAGCTGGAGTTCTCCTAAATAACCGATTGAGTTTTTAAGTGTTCCGGTTGTTCCGAAGTTAACATAGAGTCCAGCGTTATCGATCACGTCTTTTACGGTATTATTAATTGAATACGTCCCGCCTATTCCAACGTGATACCGTTCCTGAGCCCGGCATTCTGTGATGAGAATGATAGAAAATAGGATAATCCCTAACCTGAGTTGAGGAATCGATGATTTGAAATTTTTCATAACTAATTTTGGTTTTATTTACAATAGGTGATTCCCTGATTTTAGTAGTACTTTTTTACTATCGAAAAAATATTTTTATTACACCTTACGGGCTATCTGGTATTTTTATTTTATAATCGTGCACAGTACTCAAAGCTGCCAACGGCTTCAGTCCTACTCTAACCACTACCTTTTTTTATCCCTTCTAGCTTGTGGCGTAGGTTGTTGACTCCTTTCCGCGCTCAGTGTAGTTTGTTCGTCAACCATGTAAACCACCGTTTTTATGCGTACTAATGAAATCGTCACCCCGCTGTCACAAGCTGAACACCATAGCCTTATTAATTATCTCCTTCGCCACGGTATACGGCCCACGAGCTTCGCTTATTTTTTGAAGGAGTTTATAAGCAAAGAACCGGCCAAAGTTAAATCTGAATTATCTGAGCTCCTGAGTCAACAACTTAAAGCCCAGG